AAATACTGTAATTCCTCTTTATAGGAAAAATGATGGGTAATACTCTTTGTAATGGTAGGATTAAGAATAATAATCCCAAATCTCCCATAGAATATTTTTTACTGGTTACTGTAAGAGAATATAGTGATTATGAGGGAGGTACTTATATAGATGAAATCAGAACATCTGCGGAATTTTTAGAAAAAGAAAAGGATGCTTATGATGACCCCTTTTATCAAATATATGGATCAGTACCAGTTGATAGTGATGGTCTACCGGGAACTGTTTTTCTTGGAGAGTTTCATTCTATAGATAAGGCAAAAGCTTTTCTATATAATATAACTGGTGAAATTCCTCAAGTTATCTCTTATTAATATGGTAAGTACAAAATATAAAGTTGATTTATCTGACTACTATAGTGAAAACGGTGGTTATTGTACTTTGTTTAAAGTCTCTAATGAACCATCTTTAGGATTCAAAGAATTTATTTCTAAGTCTAGAGCATCATACGCCAGACAAATTCAGTCCAAATTAAGTAGTTATGATCTTGCTCCCAAGGTCTGTTCTGAATTGTGCAAAATGAGGTACGAGCCTTTCTTTCCTCATAAAATAAGTGGTTGGGGATATGTTACTGAACTGGCTAAAGAAAGTAGCGAAAAAACTAAGCTATGGAAAATACAAGAATTAGTAGAATCTATATATGACAAAACAAAGTTAAAATTTTGGGACTGTCACACAAAAAATATTGGTTATATTATAAGAGACGGTAAAGCTAAATTGGTTTGCATCGACACGGGTAAAGAAACCTGGGATGGTTATGCTAATTATTTTGGAAATTCTGATCCCGGCCCAAAATGTTCATATTGTTTAAAATACCAATGTAAGTGTGAAGGAATTTAAAATGCCATATATCAAAGAACAAGATAGAAAAATACTAGATAATCATATAGATAGTTTAATTTTTGTATTTAAATGCTCCTTAGAGGGAGAAATTTGCCAACAACAAAACTTGACAGACAATCAAACAATGATGCTTTTAGGTAAAATTAACTATTGTTTTTCTCGAATATTAGGTGGGATTATGGGAGACATTTCATACTCCAAGATTGCTATGATTACTGGTGTATTAGAGAATATTAAGCAAGAATTTTATCGTCGTGCAGCAAGCTCATACGAAGATAAGAAGATTATTGAAAATGGAGATATTAAAGAATATAAACGTCTATAATAGGTAACTACTTATGTCAAGAGATATTGAGAATATTAACAAAGAGATAATCAAAGCTAATAAAGAGATACATCAAATAGAAGACAATCTTTCAAAAGATATTAGCGAGTTAAAGAAACTTATCAAAAATCTAGACAAAAAAGTAGATCTTGTTCTTAATAAAATTCAAGAATTTGAAGTTGTTATGGACGCAATTGAATTAATGGAGGAACAAATAGACGAAGAAGAAGAAGAAGATGAATATAATACAGAATGGAATCCTTATGAAGATGAGGATTTTGATCCAGGCGATTATGATAATGAAGATAACTAATGGCTAGTTTAGCTCTACTAGTAACAATTATTTTTTTATCTGTGCTAATTATAGGGCCAATGAGTTATCTTTTGTCATTATTTGATTGGATGCCAAAGTTTGTTGTATGGATTATGGGACTTCTTTGCATACTTGTCGGAGGGATGACATTCACTTTGCCAGTGCCATTTTTAAAAGTTTTGGGTCTGATAGACATAGCTATCGGTTTTAAAATAATCTCAGACAGACAACAAAAGAAAAGTGATGCTTGACAAGATGGTTTGCCGATGGTATACTTGAGCCATCACAGGAACGATAACACTTTTGGAGAATACAGATGAAGTTGGCAGATAGGACGATTGAGACTCACAGCGTTGGAGTTGCAAGCAGGAATCAGTTCAATATTGCTCAGACGAGCAAAATGTTTAAAATCCTTTCAGACTCTCTTTACTCTGATAAGGTTATGGCTGCGATTCGTGAGCTTTCTACTAATGCTTATGATAGTCATATCTCTGCCGGGAATAAGAATCCCTTTAAGGTGACTTTGCCTACCGCTGCCAATCCTACCTTCGTAGTCAGAGATTATGGCACTGGTCTTAGTCAGGCCGATATGGAGGACTTGTATACAACTTATGGTGCGTCCAACAAGAATGATAGTAATGATTTTGTTGGTTGTCTTGGTCTAGGGTCTAAGAGTCCCTTCGCGTATACCAAGAGTTTCACCACGGCATCATATTACAACGGTAAGAAGTATACCTATATTGCTGCGATTGACGAGAGCGGAGTGCCTACTCTGAATCTTTTCAATACTTCAGATACGTCTGAGCCTAATGGTCTTGAAATTAGTTTCGCTGTTAAGCAGCATGATTTCCAAGAGTTTACCGACAAGGCTAAGAGAATCTTCCACTATTTCCGCATGAAACCCATCCTTGAAGGTGGTATCGGAAATAATCTGCAAGATCATAAGTATAGTAATACCAACATCATCATTAGTGGTGAAGGTTGGAGGGTATGCCGACTTAATAATGATAATAGTTATTTCCCTAATGGTTATCATCGAATTGATAGTGGTATCGTAGCTATCATGGGCAATATCGCTTATCCTGTTCAGACCGCACAGATTGTTGGTCAAGAGAAGGATGAGATGCCCGATCATATTCAGAAGTGGAATAGGGCTTTCCAGAAAGCAGATATTGATTCTTGGAAGAGTTTCGTTGGAGAGATTCTGAACTCCGGCCTTTATCTTGAGCTTGATTTTGGTATCGGTGAACTGGAAATGGATGTTAGCCGTGAAGGTTTGCAGTATACTAAAGATGTTATCAAGACACTGCGTAAAAAGACTCAAGAAATTTACATGGAGATGAAGGAAGAATTCTCCAAGAAAATTCAAGCTGCCCAAAACAAGGTAGAAGCAATTACTTCATACTATGCTATGAATGAATTGGCTGGCGGCTGGGGTGTTGGTGCTACTTGGACTGATCCCAAGGGTAAAGATCATCCTATCAACTCTGGCAATGACTTGGAATATAAAATTCCTGCCGGTAAGAGTCTGTACGTTTTTAATTACAAGACTGCTGGCTATCGTTCTCGCCGCCAAGTTGCTCTGACAGACAGAATCCATCATGAAACTCTTACTGGTAAAGGTTCCTATTACTGGAATAATCAGAAAAAGAAGGGAACGATGGCTTTCTTTGTCTGCGACGTTGCTAGTGAAGAAAGTGCCAAGAAAATTCTTACAAGATATTGTAATGCAAACGATTGCTTTGCTTATCTGATGATCGACACTAAGGATCATACAAAAAGCGGAGAAGGTTTTGATCAACTGATCGAAGATGTTGGGGCTGGAAATCTGCTCAAGGTTTCAGACTATAAACATCTGACACAAAGTTCTGGCCCAAGAAAGTCTTACAATAGAAATTCTAATGGTAGTGTTAGTGATCAAGATGTATTCTTTATCCACGGTTATGATAAGGACAGTAAGCAGATTACTAATCCTTATAATGATGCTACTTGTCTCAGAATTCTTTCAGAAGAACAACTAGAGGATTTTCTGGAACAGGATGAGATTGTGTATGTTCCTATGCTTCGTTATAAGACTGAGCCTGAGTCTGGTTATCCTGAGATTAATGACATCGCTATTACTCTTAGTGATGATAAACTCAAGAGTATAGTCAAGGACTTGGTTGGAGATAGTAAGGTTTATGCTATCAAAACAGCTTTTGCTAAAAAGCTTGAGAAAGACGGATATAATCTTGTTAACTTCAATGATTTCTTGAAGCGTCAACTTAAAGTTGTTGCTAACAAGCACTTTAAGAATCTTGCTTCTATCAACAAGCTTGTTGAATATTGCAAGAAAGATTTTGCAACTGAAGAAAAGACTACTGGCGGCTATAGATATTGCCAGTATGGAACAACCGATAAGCAGTTTATGTTTCATGTTCTGAGTATCTTTGGATTGGATTATGATAAGTTTATTGGCAATAAGACTCTTGTTGATTGCTTGAACAAAACAATGCTAACAGAGTTCTTTGCTAATACTGTTCATATTCATCCTTTTAATATCACTAAGTTCAGTCAAACAGAATATCTTTCTCATATTTCTAAGCTTATGAAAGAGGCTGGGATTGAAGATGTTGATAGTAAAGAGATTCGTAATGCTAATTTGGCCTATAACACCTTGACAAACATGATTGTCACTCGTTTGTATTCTGTGACTAATCAAGACAAGGCAGAGGGTTATCTCAAGATTATTCGTGGAACTTCTACTGAAGATCTTAAGAGATGGAAAATCTCTGAAATTAGGGAGAAGATTAAGGCTGAAGTAGACAAGAATCCTATGCTGAAATATATGATGGGAACTCATCAAGTTAGCGGCAATCTGACAGACCTAAAGCCTAGTCAGAATCCTATTCTTGAAGATCGTAGTTCCTATTATGGAAAGTCTAGCAAGGATTGGATTGAGCAGATGAGTCAGGAGAATATTGACCTTTTTAAGATTCAGTTGAGTAGTTTGATCAAGTAGTCAGGAATTTCTCAAGACCCCTTGACAAGCTTGCCGATTAGTGTAAAATGACAGTATCACAGGTATCGTAACTAAAAGTATTAGGAGTTTGGATTATGGCTGTTCCGTTTATGTTTGTGGATGGTAATTTGACGCTGGTTCTTAACAACCAGAGTTATCAGGTGTTGCCGGATCATATCAACTATAAGTTGATTCTGGAAAGACTTCCTACTGCTACGGCAGAGGAACTCTTGGAAGTTGTTGATGTTCAAAAGGCTGTTGCTACTTTTAGCGATGGTCTTGTGGAGATCAAGAACGGTCAGGTTCTCTACGAGGGTGAGGAAGTTCATGGTAGTATTAGTAAGCGTATTCTGGAGTTTATGAGCAAGGGATTGCCGTTTCAGCCCCTTGTTAATTTCCTGAATAATCTCATGGAAAATCCAAGTATGCAGAGTCAGAAGGAACTGTATGATTTCTTGGAACATGAGAATTTGGCTGTAACTTCCGATGGATATTTTTTGGCCTATAAAGCTGTTCGTTCAGATTTTAAGGATAAGTATCGTGGTGTTTTCGACAATAGTGTTGGTAAGGTTTGCGAAATGACACGATCTAAAGTTGATGACGATAGAGGTAGGGGTTGTTCAAATGGACTTCATGCCGGGGCTTTAAACTATGTTGCTGGGTATGGTAGTCTTGAGAATGGAGATCGAATTGTGATCGTCAAGATTAACCCGAAAGATGTAGTCAGTGTCCCAAGTGATTGCAATTATGAAAAACTTCGTACTTGTCGATATGAAGTTGTTGCTGAATATGCAGGAGAATTACTTAAGCCTCTGTATTCGGAAAATTTTAGCTATGATGATAATGATGACGAAGATAATGATGATCACTTGACCGATGAAGATTATTGGTCTCAATTTGACGATTCTGACGAAGATGATTATGAGGACGATTTTGACGATGAAGAGGATGAGGATAATTTCTAAAAAATAAATCATGCCCTCGGAGTTTGAAAGGTGTATTAAAAGGTATACTTTCATTCTCCGGGGGTTTATGATGACTATTAAAGAAATTATCAAGGATAAGAAAAGATTCAAGCAGCATATACTTGAAGGTAAAACCTCGTATGAGTTAGCCGAATTATATGGATGTTCTAAATCATCTATTCATGAGGCTAAAAAACGACTAGGGTACTTAACTAAAAACTTAAGACCACACGATAAAACAAACAGAAAAGCATTAGGTATAACCAACTGTGAAATTTGTGATAAAAAAAGCTCAATGAAAACTTGTAGTAAATGCGCTAACAAAATCATTAAAATAGCAAAGAAAAAAATTCTAATAGAACAACTGGGCAACAGATGTGAAAAATGTGGATACAATAAGTGTCAATCGGCATTAGATTTTCATCATTTAGATCCTGCGATCAAAGAGTATGCGATAGGAGAAATTAATACAAATTTTGAAAAACTGTTACAAGAAATAAAAAAGTGTAAACTGCTTTGTAATAGATGTCATAGAGAGTTGCATTATGAACTATCTGATAGTGATAAATTTACCAAAAAAAGCGAAGTGAAAATTAATAGAACAATGGAAAGTCTCAAGAATAAATATGGAGTTAGTAAATAGTCAAGGTGGTGTTTGGAACTTGTAAGATAGTACCTATATAGTTTTTACTATCCTACAATAACGGTTCGATTCCGTTACCATCTTTTACGATATTGCTTTTGATGGTAGTGTTTACTATCCCAATATCAAAAATGTAGGTAGGAAGTGGAAAAAGGAAAACAAATGTTTAGCGATACTTTGGCTTTTAATCCGTTTGATAAGACTCATAGTGCTATTGGAACAAGAGATCAGATTACTTTGAGGAATAAGTTTTTTGAGTCTTTTGGTGGTCAGCAGATTTTCTGTTACAATGGTGATCCTCGCAAGAAGATCAGTAGCATGAATCATACAGATCATCTCACCACCGTTGCTATTGCAAATGATAACCAAGGTGCTGATGCTTATTTCTACGTTAATGGTGGACGTAAACAATATGCTATTAGTAGAATTCGTGCTTGTTTTGTTGATATGGATGCTGGACGAGATGATAACGGTAACTATTTTAAGCCCAGTGTCGTAATGCAGAAGAAAAGGGGATTCTTGAATTATATCAATAACTTTCCAGTAAAGCCAAGCTGGGTTGTTGATACTCGTAATGGTTATCAGTGCTATTGGATTCTAAACCCAAATACTAATAGTCCTCATAAGACTTATTGGAATGGTATTCAAAAGAAACTGGTAAATCATTTTGGTGGTGATGCCCGAGCTATCAAAATCAATCAGATTTACAGAATCCCTTATACTTGGTGGAGGAAGGGTTGGGAAGGAAAGCAACCTTATTTTACCAGTATTTTGTCTGGATCAACTGGTAATCCGATAAATATTGAACAACTTAAAGAGGCTCTTGATGGAGTTTCTGCTGTTGTTAATATTGTTGCTAATAAGACTAGCGACGAATGGTTTAAAGAATATGCCAAGGCTTATAAAAAGTCTGACATCACTGGAGTTCCAGTTGCAATTAATGTTGCTACAACTATTGCAAATCAGATGAAGTCTTTAAACCTTAACACATATACCAACAGCACAGAAGATATCAAGACAAAGTATGTCTATTCTGGTCATGGTATGTTCAACAAGGCTTATGGTGATCCTACTCCAGTATCTCCTGTTACTGAGGACGATACAGATGCTATTGAGCCGCTTCCTGTTGACGCTGGGGGCGAAGATTTAGATCTTGACGGTTCCCAGACCAAGCTTTTAAAAACGGTCGTGGAGTTCCTTAATCAAGTCTCAACACCCCTCTACTTTAGCAACAACAGGTTTCTTTCTAATGCTGCTAAAGAACTAGCGTCTAAGATTAGTGATAAATTTTGTATCGGGTGAAATATGCACGAAGATTATGAAGATGATGACTACGATGACTATGGTGATAGTCAGGACAATTTAGAGAGTCATTATAAAAAGTATTTCAAGTTTGACCCCGACGCTTGGGATGCTTGGGGAAAAATGTTATATGATACTCTAAATGAAATAGTTGAACATCCTTCAAACGTATGGTATATTGGCCCGAGCTTTCCTAAAGGTTCGTTACCTGTGAATGATTACTTCTCCAAATCAGGGAACTTCAAAAACTCCCTGTATTTGGGGAACAATCATTACAAAGAACCAATTTACAAAACAAAATATTTTATTCACAACAAATTAGATACTGAGTATAGAAATCATTTAATAGCAAACGCTGTTCACTTTTTACAACAGCCGAATTATTATGATGGTATGTTTGATATTTTAAACTGAAAGACACGGATGTTATGTTACCAGCATTATTTTTATATTTAGCGATGGCTTTTGGTTCTTTGACAGAAACTCCGTTAATAGCATACGATCTTGCAACCAACATGAGCCAAGCAAAAAGAATTGAGTGGACAAAAATGACAGATGATGCCGGTAATGTAAGATTTACTATTACCTTTTACGAAATGCCCATACTAGCAGAATTGGGATTTGAAAGAACATTTGTAGACAAACACAATAACTGTCAAACAGAACTCAAAGATAAATAATTATGACCACATATTTTAAAACACTATTTAATAGACCAGAATACAATAAAACATTCGATAGTATGTCTGACTCTATTAGAGAGATAGAAAAAAGACTTAATGAAGATAGAGTAATAGTAGAAGCAATTGTGGAAAAAGATAAAAAAACAGATAGGGTGGTCACAGTGTACAAACCAGAGTTCTCTGCTAAACTGATGTGGACAGAGATTCCAAAGTACGAAGGAGTAACCCTAGTTCAATGAAAAATGAACAATGGTTTTTTATAAATGATTTTGATGACTTTGTTGACCATTCAAGATCATTAGTTTTTAAATTTTTTGGAGCTATAAAAGAAGTAGAACACGATTCTATGGTGGCATCCATATCTGAAATGAGCAAACAAGAAATAGAGGAGATGAATGAGACACTAACCCATGATGAATCTGCTATTATAATTAAAAACCACGCAAAGAAACAGATAAATAAAAAAACAAAAGAAGTAAGATATTGTTTAACTGATAAACTTCTTCAAACTATTATAGAAGATCTGAATAATAGAATGATTAGTAATATATTAAATTCCTTGGTTAATAAAGGAATTCTTGATAGTGCGTACGATAGTGATCAAAACGATTTTATTTTTTGGGTGAAAGAAGAAGATGATACAAAATCAAACCAAAAGCCTGAAACCGATTAGTCTAGATGCTCAGTTTAAATATAAATGCACAAATACAGAGTGCGAATCAGAACATTGGCTATTTTTGAATCAAGTTCAAGTGAAGGGTTTTAAACTTGTATGTGATTGCGGGAATGTTTATAAGATACGCCAGATAGCAAATATAAAAACACAATTCTCAAAAAAGACCACAAAACCTAGAACAGAATCTAATAAGTCATCTGAAATAGTTACGAAAGAGGAGCCTGAGTATCTTAAAAAAGCATATAAAATTTTGGAAAACTATGGTTTTTCTAACAAAGAAGCTGTAGATTTGGTAAATAAAGTATACGATCTTACTAATCAGAATAATCCTTTATTGTTAGTGAAGGATGCTCTGAAAATTTTTGGAGGAATGTGAATTATGGCAAATGTTACAAGGCCGAAGAGTTTTGATGAAATCATTGGTCAGGGCGACGTTATTGAGCGTCTACGCATCTCTGCTATGGGCTGTAAAATGTCTAGCAGTGTGCTGCCTCATGTTTTAATAGACGGCCCTCCTGGGCTTGGCAAGACTACCATAGCGAGTGCTATAGCAAACGAAATGGGGGTCAGTCTTTATACTCTCAATGCTGCTAATATTCGTAGCATAAAAAATCTTTTGCCATATATTATGGGAATCTCTGCTAGGTCTGTGTTGTTTATTGACGAAATACACAGGTTGCCCAAAACAGTAGAGGAGTTTTTGTATCCTATCATGGAAGATTTTGTACTTAGTATATCATCAGAAGATGCTCCAGAAACTATTGATCTTCCAATGTTTACTCTTATCGGAGCGACTACTAGTGGGGGAAGTTTAAGTCAGCCATTTTATGACAGGTTTACAATCAAAGAACATCTTTCTTTCTATACGGATGATGATCTAGCTAAAGTAGCAAGATTGAACTCTGCTAAATTAGATCTAGAAATCTCTGATGAAGATTTGGTTGAGATAGCAAAAAGAAGCAAGGGTACTCCGAGAATTCTTAATGCTAGACTATTATGGTATAAAAACTACAAGATATGCCATACCGATCCATGTACAATTGATACCATTTTTTCTACTCAGGGTATAGATAGTAAGGGTTTGGATCTGTATGATAGGCTTTATATTGATGCTTTGAGACGAAGCAAGGGTAATCCTTTGGGTCTTAAGTCTATATCAGCAATGACTGGAATAGCTTTAGATACTATCGAGAATAGTATTGAGCCGTTTTTGGTTCGTAAGGGTTATGTTGTTCGTACCCAAAAGGGCAGAGTCATGGGTACGATATAGGAAAACTACGGGCCGATTACAACCCCATTTTTAAAATTAAGGAGCGAGCAATCGCTCCTTTTTTCTTTTATAGTATGGTGTAAATTTGGTAAGGAGGCTATCCACATGATAGATACTGCATCTCTGTTAAGTATAATATTGGTACTTTTTAATTTTGTCTCTTTTGGAATTGGTTATATTATAGGAAGATTAAACAATAGTAGTTATACAATGATTGAAAAACCAATATCAAAAAGAAACAAACAATATAATAATAATGAAAAAAGTCAAAATAAGATTATTATAGATGACAGAAAATTTGTTACAGATATAAGTGTTGATGGGATGGAGAAAAAATATAACGAATTAGGAAATACAAGATTGTCAAACGAGAATATTTCCGAGTCTGTTAATAAACTACAAAATTTAAAGAGGTGAATTATGGCTAGGGGTCTTGACGTAGGAACAAGCTATATTGTTTTATCTGAGGACAAAGGAGATAAAGTACAATACAAAGACTTTAGAGATGCCTTTTATATCATCAAGCCATCTACTCCAGTAGCAACAAAGATGATAGAAAAGGGATTGGCTGGAAAAGTCTTTATTAAAGATACAGACGGTTCTTTTATTATCCTCGGACAAGATGCTATTGAAAAAGCTATTGAGAGAAACGACACCGCTAAAAGACCAATGTACAAAGGAGTTGTTTCTGCAAAAGAGAAAGATGCGAAAAGAGTCTTAGCTTTTATATTAAAGGAAGTAGTCGGGCAATCTTCGGAGCCCCTTGAAAAGATCGTTTTTTGTGTTCCTGCTCAACCAGTAGACCAAGAAGATGAAGATTTTGATGTTGGATATCATGAAGATGTAGTCAAAACTATTTTAGATAGCTGTGGATATAACGCTAGATCAATTAATGAAGCTGAAGCTTTATGCTATGCTGAGTTAGCGGATAATGATTATACTGGTATAGCTATTAGCTGTGGTGCTGGTATGACTAATGTTTGTGTAATGCTAAATGGTGAACCCACTGTTGTATTTTCCACAACTAAATCTGGGGATTGGGTAGATAGAATGAGCGCCGTAGCCACAGGGGAACCGGATAGTGTCGTACAGGCTGAGAAAGAGGGTGGAAATTTTAATGTTGGTCAGCATAATGATAATCCTATATTAGCAGCTGTATCGTCATATTATGATCGTTTAATAGATTATACTACTAAACAATTAACAGCAGCACTAACAGATCATAAAGCTTTACCAAAGTTTAAAGACCCACTAACAATAGTCATTGCTGGTGGAACATCACAAGCTGGTGGTTATATTGAACATTTTAAGAAAAAACTATCAGAAAATAATTTTCCTTTGTCTATTAAAGAAGTTAAGCATGCCGCCGATCCGTTACATTCAGTGTCAAAAGGATGTTTAATAGCTGCGAAAGTATTGTAATAAATGACAAACAGAATGAACGGACAAAATGAGCGGAAAATACTTCCGCCATCTCCAACACCAACCAGAACACCAACAGAAACTCCAAAACCTCCAAGGATAGGGTCGGATGATGGGTGTCCTTTTATAGATAGAAATTCCCTTAGTAAAACGCCTACTAAGACACCTACTAAAACTCCAACACCAACTAGAACCCCTAAAAAAACGCCAACACCGACACCAACACTTACCCCTACAATAACTCCAAGCATTACTGTAACTAGAACAGTTACCCCAACAAGAACACCAACTAGAACACTAACAAGAACAGTAACCCCTACCGTAACTCCAAGCATAACAACAACTAGAACAAACACCCCTACTAATACAAGAACACCAACTGCAACCCCCACTAATAGTCGAACAGCTACATCGACCCCTACACTAACTCCTAGTATTACTCAGACCAATACACAGACACCAACACCTACGCAAACACCAACGCAAACACCAAGTATTACAGTAAGCCAAACCCCAACAGTTACTATCACAAGATCTGCTACTGCTACAGTAACACCCTCTATTACTCCTTCTATCACAATTACTGCTACTCCGACAAATACTCCAAGCCCATCTACTGTTACATGTTGTGAGTGGGACGGTAATACATTCTTACAGTTTGATGCTTCTTGTGGCAATTTAGTCATTCCAGTAGCCTATACAAAAACAGCAGCAAATACATGGCAAGCTAGTGGAAGTTTATCATGTGGAGATACTTTTAGTTCTACGATAACATGTGATCCAAATGCTAGATACACAGGATCAGGTTCATGTATAAATAAATGGACTTCTTCATTAACCATATCCTGTGTTACTGGTCTAATAATTACTGGAATAAAAGAAGCCTGTCAATGTAACGCTCCTCCTATTTGGAGTTTTGTTGGCAATTTTGATAATTGCAGTTGTTGCACTCCTACTCCAACAAGAACACCAACCCAAACAGTCACCAGAACGCTAACTCCAACGCCTTCATTAACAGCATCTCAGACATTAACGCCATCTCCAAGTAGAGCTACTTGCTGCGACTGGAATGGTTTGACTACATTTGTATTAAATTGTAACAATATAACCAGAACTATAAGTCTAGATTTGTTATTTACTAAAGTCATGCCAAATTATTGGACTAGTAGCGGCACATTGGCTTGTGGCGATACATACTTTATGTCAGTTACTTGTGATCCTAGTGTAGCATATACTGGTTCTAGTTCATGTGCTAATAAATGGACAGCAAGTGCTAATATTTCTTGTGTTGGAGGATTAAATATAACTGGAATATCTACTGCCTGTCAATGTAATGTTCCTCCAGTATGGGCATTTGAGGGAAATACAAGTAATTGTAATTGTTGTACTCCACCGCCTAGCCAAAGTCCGACCCCAACGCCAACAAATAATTGTCAGTTATTAACTCCTAGTATTCAAAGTGCTGCCTGTTCATGTATAAAGGATGGTACTGAAAGCCCTAACCAAGTAATTATATATTTAACATGGAACAGAAATACTGAACCAGGTAGTCAAGGCTGTATAGAGGGGTATCAGATACAAGCACTGGACGCAAATGGTCAAAGCGGATCGGTTGATGATATAGTAGATAATATCTGCATATTTAATCCTAACGCTTCATCTTATCAGTATTATCTAAATAGTTTTGAGAATAAAAGTGGAGACGGTACTTGCACAAGTGCGGATCAGCCTCTAACTTTTAGAATTAGGGCTATGCATTTTACAAATTGTCAAGATGCATATTTTGATTCTACATCTGTTTCGCCATCTAATATTCCAAGTTCTTGGGTATCATTTCCTGGAACGTATTGCTTTGAATCATGCTGCGTAACTCCAACCCCAACACCAACTGCTACCGTAACGCCGACAATAACAACAACTCCAAGTATTACTCCGACTCAAACTCCAGAACCAACATCTAGCAGCACACCGGCAGCAACCCCAAGCTCTACACCACCACCAAGTTCTACGCCTCAACCTACACCAGAACCCACCTACTATTTTATAGCCCAAAGAGAAATTAACTATATCCCATGAGCATCATAAGTATTAATTGCTGTCCAGTGTCTACTCAAAAACCATTAAGTAGTGTTACTCCTACTCCCACGATAACAAAAACCAATACCCCTACTCCTACACAAACAATAACGCCTACGCCAAGCGCAGAACCTGTTAACATAGTGATAAACGGATCATTAGAAAATTCCCTTAGTAATTGGACTTTTAGTTCTGTAGATTATAATTATTATGGTTTTGATAGATATTTTGTAGACTTAAACGCTTGTGGGATTGGATATATCAGTCAAACTATTACAACAATACCTGGACAAAATTATGTAATTTATTTTGATCTAAGCGGAAATTGTGGGGTGCGTTTTGATAATAATGTTGCTGATAAAGTTATGAAATTAACGCTAACTGGTACTAATATAATACTTAATAAAACATATACTTATACGTGTCCAAGTTATGGGTTTCAAGTTTCAGCAGAAACTTTTGGCTGGAATACTATTTCTGAGACTTTTACTGCTAATTCTAATAGTACATTACTAAAATTTGAATCAATATCTCCGGGTGGATGTTTTGGACCTATGATCTCAAGAGTAAGTGGTTATAAAATATGACAATTATTAATATAAATTGCTGTCCAGTAGCTACTCAAAAACCCCTGAGTAGCAGCACACCAGCACCAACAATAACTCCAACAGTAAGTCTAACACCCACAATAACAAAAACTAATACCCCTACACCCACACCAACAATCACACCCACGCCAACCAGAATGTGTATAAGTGCCGAAAGTATTACGTGCCTACCCATTGAAACATCATTAGTTTATTCCGATGGAGCAACACTTAAAAGAATTGGTCAGCAGTTTGTGACAGCGGGTCAGACTATAAGTTTCTCTGTTAGAGGGTGTGTTTCTTGTGCTGTTGGTGCTTGTATTAGTGATGCTCGTGGCATTTATAGTACTCCTAATGTTTTTATAAACAATTATAATGCAGTATTTGGCGTTTTATCAACAACAGATGCTTCTTCAATACCGTTTACTACTACTGGATCATTTTATATAGGATTGGGAGGAAATATAGTTGCCCCATCCTCTGGATATGTATATTGTGGAATATGGGATAGTGGAACATGGTTTGATAATGTTGGGAATTACTGTATTTATATGGAAATAAGCGGATAATATAGTGAAAATGTGGAATATTTTATCCGACAGATCTCCTAAATGGTCATTAATAAGAAAAAAACACCTACTATCACAACCCTGCTGCATGGCTTGCGGTTCATGCAAAAAAATTCAGGTACATCATATAGAGCCTTTTCATGTCAATCCAAGCAGAGAGTTGGATTTAACTAATCTTATTACTTTGTGTTCTGATTGTCATTTTGTTTTTGGCCATTTAATGGATTATAGTAGTTGGAATGTTGACGTGATTAATGATTGCTCGGTGTATTTAAATAAGGTTAAGAATCGTCCCTATTCTCCCAAAGTGCAAAACCATGCGTCAATTTTTACTAGCTTTAGTAGTATTTTTGATAGGTTCTGCAGCTTATTCTGGAACCATAGATCCTAATACTCCAGACTCAAGGTATGTAGAATATGGGTCTAAATTTCATAGTGTTGTTAAACTATGTTGTTTTGACGGCAAAGGACTGTCTTGTGGATCTGCTGTTATAATAGATCCACATTGGATAATTACAGCTGCTCATGTGGTAGAAAATTGCCATAGTTGGTCAGTTACAGTGGGTGAAGAACAATACAAGATTGATAAAGTTATTATTCACGAAGATTATAAAACAGAAGTATTTGGTTATAATGATATTGCTTTAGGTTATATAGAAAAAGAAATTAAATTAGACCATTATCCTGAATTATATATTGATTCAGATGAGGTAGGTAAAGTATGCTCTATGGCCGGTTTGGGATTTACTGGAACATTTAATACTGGTATTGAAAGAGCAGATGGAAAAAAAAGAGCTGGATCTAATTTTATAGATAGAACAGAAAGAAAGATTTTAATCTGCTCGCCATCGAGAAGAAACGAGAAAATGACAGAACTAGAATATCTTATAGGTAGTGGGGATAGTGGCGGGGGTTTGTTCATAGGCAACAAACTTGCCGGAATCCACTCGTCTGTTATAGGCTATGACGGGAAGCCAAACTCAACATATACAGACGAAAGTTGTCATACTAGGGTAAGTTTATTCCACGATTGGATAAAAAAAACACTAAAACAAGCTAAGGAGTAATCATGGCTAGAGGTTTTTTAAAAAAGAAAAATAATATTTCACTGTTACCATATGTTAGAGAGGATGTGTATGGACTATCTGTGAATGATCCACAATTTAAGGGATGGGAACTTACAAAATTTAATGTGCCTAATCTATGGAAAGAGTCTAAAGGAGAAGGAGTAGTCGTAGCTGTTATAGACACAGGATGTGACCTAACCCATAAAGACTTAGTAGATAATTTATTACCTGGGAAAAATTTTATTAATCAAAATAAAGAACCAATAGATGGTGCTGGTCACGGAACGCATGTTTCTTCTACTATAGCTGCGTCAGATAATGGTTTTGGCATGGTTGGAGTTGCTCCTATGACTAAAATTATTCCGGTTAAATCACTTGGAGACGATGGTTCAGGATCAATGAACACAGTTGCAGACGGAATTTACTGGGCTGCAAACCACGGAGATGTAGATTTTATAACTATGAGTCTTGGTTCACCAGCACCGGCGAAGGTTATAGAGGATGCTATCACTTATGCTAATAGTAAGGGATGTGTTGTTTTTTGCGCTGCTGGAAATAGCGGAGAAAATGCCGAAATAATGTATCCAGCTAGATATAAAAATACTATATCTATAGGAGCAATAGACGAAAATATGAATAGAACTTCATTTACCTGTAGTGGAGATGATTTAGACTTTTTGGCTCCTGGTCACAATATTATTGGATGTGTTCCAGGAAATAGATATGCTAGTATGAGCGGAACAAGCATGAGCAATCCATTTGTCGTCGGTTGTGCTTCATTACTATTAAGCTATAATAATAAGCATAAAAAATATCAGCTTAAAACATTTGAAGACTATATAGAAGTATTTAAACTACATGCTATTTCTTTAGAAAATCCTAGATATAAAGGAATAAAAAAATATCAAGGTTATGGGATTGTAAATCCAATATTTTAATATCTGCTATCTTTCCCAAAAATTCTATTAAGCTCTGGTATGGTCAACTGATCATATTTTTTAAGATTTTTGAGTTCTCGTTTTTGAATAAACTCAAGTTCTCTGTAGTACATATTAGTTTGTCTTTTTTGAAAATATATTTCAGTTCTAGTTAAATTATTTTGTAGTTCTTGATAATATCCATTTTGATAATCTAGATATTGATTAGTATTATTTGCTGCATAAGGTTGGGATGACTGCATTCCTGCTATACCAAAATTAACCATCATATTTGTCATAGTGCTTGTAAGATTAGCATTTTCAGGATTAGACCATTGTTGAGCTTTAGTGCTGCTAGACAAAAGAATGACCAAAATGACACAATAAAAGTATTTCATAATTATCTTTCTAAGTAACCAAGTTTAAAAAATTCCTGTATATTTTGTTCTGACTTGTTTTGGGAATCAGAACAGTCCCTGAATAAATTACATCCACCTCTTTCTGCTGGAACATGACCAGTTACTGGAAAAGACTCTACTCTTGGAGAAAAGTCAGTATCCCCTTCATATGATAATACTAATTTTTTAATGTTTTTATACCCCATATAAGCCGATAATGTTTCGTCATCTCTCCAAGACTTACCAACAAAATCTTTTTTGAGTTCATTAATGTCAAAAAATTTTCTTAGGTATGATACTGTTTTGTATCCTTCTAAAACCTTAACTCTGGTATCCTTTGGTATTGTTGTACAAAAGTGACATGAGCCATCTATTGCTGCCATACCAGCAAAACCTAATGCGTAGTCTGGATATTTTTGTCTTCCATTGATATGTGCAGAAATTAATCCGTCCATATAGTAAAGATCATCATCTGCTAATATGATAATGCTTTCTGGATCTTCAACTCTCTCTAGAGTTGGTATTAGCTTGGTTATTGATCCATAGTCTTGTGTTAAAAAAACTTTTAGATGTTTGTACTTATTTGTGTAGTCATTAAGCCAATCTGGTATAGAAACTTGCTCTCCTCTATATTCTAAAGGAATATTTAAGTGAACAGAATATGAAGGATATGACTGTTCTAATAGAGTGGTGAGAGCAGCCCTAGTGGCTGAATGACCGTGATGCTCATATAACCTATTAGGTACAGTTGTTAGAGATATGATTATTTCCATAATTGTATTATTCCTTTATCCTTATCAAATAGTTGTCGAAATTTTTCTAAATCCCATATATCTTCACCCGGTTTCTTATTTTTATCTCTCCATCTATTGCACCCACTGTCTCCAGAAAATGGAAGCATCTTCATTAAAGGAAAAGAATTAGCTCCTCGACCATCATAGTTAACGGGTCTAAAATCACTCTCTTGATCATAGTTAGCGCATAAGAAATAAAAGTCATGAGACCATGCATAACATCCCATTAAAATGTCGTTATTCCAAGATATATTTAAAAAATCTTGATCAAAAATGTCTTGTTGAATAAACTTTCTACGATATGATACGCTATGCCAATGATCAGGCAATTTTAAATAAATATCATTTCTTGTTGGAAATAAAACACAGGAATTATAGAGTTTACCATATTTAACATTATCTATATACCACGTTCTTAGTTCTAGTGGTTGATTACCCCTAAAGCAAATAGCATGATGGTCGGGATATTGTTGCAATTTTTTAAGATGGTATTCGATCATTTTTGGATCATACATATGATCATCATCACAAATAATAATAATGTCATTTGGATCCATACTTATTAGCTTAATGGGAGACAATAGATTAGATATTGGTCCATAGTCCGTATCATCTCTAAGAATCATAAGCTTACCGCTATATGTTGCTTCTAAATCCAATACCCATTGTGGTATAGTTGTATTTTCGTAGTTCCTTAACTTTAAAGGAATATTTAAAAGAACTTTATATTCATGGGTTGTTTCTTGTTCTAATAAAGAAGATAAACATTGGGACGAACTATCTTTAGTCTCTAATCTATCTGGCATAGCACATAGCGAGATGTATATCATATAGCATTTATCCAATAAAGATCTATGTCAGGAAAATCATGTCTGTTAGTATTATCCAAACCATCCACAGGGAATTTACGCTTTTCAAGAGAGTAATTATCTACAATATGCTTTGATATGAATGTCAGTTCTAGCACATGAGGAAACCTCTTGATTAGTATACCATCATTGACATTGGGTGTCAAGTTCAAATCAAACATACCTCCCCACGAATTTCCGTGAACATGGAAAAGAAGCAAGTTTTTGAAATTTTCAGTGATTATTTTTGCTATTTTTTGACAATTCTCAGGTATATGTAAATCGTGGACTTCTAAGATGAGTCCTGTTAGATTCCTGTCTGGATATAAATTATCAAATGCAGTATATTCACCACCTTCTATATCAACTTTTAATAAAACTCCTTCTTTACTATCTACGATTGTATTGAGAGGAATTTGTTTTTCTCCAAAACCAACGTCATTATGAACGTAAAAAATGTTTTTGTTAATTCTATCAGGAAATTTATTACATAAATTGTTACACGGATACGTTCCGTCGTATGCTTCTATGAATGTTGTTGGGAATTTTTCTGCCCACTGTAATTCAAAATTGTCTTCTCCGCCTATTCCTACAGAAATTAATCTTTTGGTATTTTTAACTATGAGATCATTGATAATATATCCACCATCGTGCTCATTACCTATTCTCATTTTATTCGAATTAACATTATATGTCGTCAGGGCGGAAAGCAAATTCATAGTTTCTCCTAGTATAAATTATTAAGTAATGTGACAATTTTATCATTTTTTGAAACATGTATCATATCTGCGTCTATATATTGATGATCTAAAAATCCTTCGTTGTTCTTGAATAGAGAGTATATATCTATATAAGTAATGTTTTTTTCTATGCACTTATTTATTAAATAGTGATTTAATTTTTGAGACCATCTGTTTCTTTCTGAATCTGATCCCTTGAAAGGGTAGTCAGAATTAATGGTATGTTTTTGTTGAACTTCAAAACCTTCTGTTTTTGCAGGTGGTACTGTGGTTGATATGGCTAACTTGGTGTGATTCAGCTTATATAGATTGGATATATAATTCTCTACCAATGTTTCTATAGTCTCGTCCTCTTTTCTACCGTACTCATTTATTTGTTTGTGTAATAAGCATCTTATATCTATTTCGCCAGTACAAAAAATCCACCAGCCATTAATATCTATTTCTTTTCGTTCAAGCAAATAAACAATATATTCATTAAGCTTATCTGTTGTCAATGAATACATGGTAACTGGACCAAGAGTACATAATCTACAGTATGGTGAAAAAGCACCAACATGAGAATCTCCAATAGCACTAATATTTGAAAATATTGGCATAAGACGTTTTACAGATACCCTACAATCGGTTCTGCCCATCCTTTTGATAAGCTATGAGGCCAAATCAACCAGCTTGTTGGAGTAACTTCTGTTTGAAACTCTCTCCACACCTTGCAATATCCATCTGGATCATTTTTAATACGTAGTATTTCGTCTTTATCTGCGTCCTGCCTGTATATATCTCGACCTTCTTTATCTTTAAAAGCAACAGCCCAAAAATCATAATCATTTTCTGGTACTTGACCATATTGAATATCTATGCAATGCTTGAATATCCTTAATAGTCTTTTATCAAAATCCTCATCGGGTAGATAGGATGTTTCTGGATCTGGTGGTGCTTGATGATCCTGTACTCTTTTTTGTATAGCTCTTTTACCAAATGATAATCCACTATATTTTTCGTAATCTCTCAAAGATCTTACTGTGCCAAAACCATATTGGCCAAAATCTATATCTCTTTTTTCTCCATCCATTTCAAACAATTTTCTGTTTCGTAGATGACAGATATTATTCCTGTCTCCCCATTTTTTATCATCATCCCACTGCTTGGTTCTTCCCTTTCTGGTATATTCATGCCAACAAACAACCTTATGAGGATGGAATATATCATACCCATGAGTATATGCTCTAGCCGCAATACTAATTTCTTCACCATGAAAATAATATTGAGGATCGTGAGGAACCTCCTTACAAAATGCTCCTACGCTAAAAGCAAAATGAGCACTATAAAATCTGCCTGGAAGAGGTTTGGTTTTATCGTCCCAAGAATCAAAAGAGGCAGGTAAAAAGAAAACTGCTCCTTCAGGAATGAATCTATCAAAATTCATTTTCCAAGGCTCTTGAACTCTGGATGCGGGATCATTGTCTGGATCGAAGCTGGGTATATATGCTGTTATTAACGGTTTATTGTAGCCGTCTTTTTGTAAACCTTTTAGCATATCTATTAAGATTTCATCCCAGTCTTGAACGAATCTGTGGTGACTATCTAGTTGTAGAGTATATGTTTCTCCATTATATAGAGATTGAACTAAATTTCTAGCCCAGCAAACACCTTGACTATCTTTATAGTCTATGTTTATAGCTTTTATTCTTGGATCGTTTTCAAACTCTGCTAGGACATCCCATGTATCATCTGGAGAATGTTGCCAGCATATTCCAACAGTGATATTATTTGGATTTTTTGCTTTACTAAACAAATCTCTCAAGGTTGGGAGGAGTTGAGGATCTCGATACGAAGCTATCTGAATAAAAATAGTCTCTACTTTATTACTCTTTGTGGCTGTTTGAGTCTTGGCTTTAATTTTCTTTGCGTTCGTTCGCTTCATAAAAATGAACCCTATTATGTGTTATTGGACTAGCTAATAATATCGCTGGTTTAACTTTATTGTTAATTGTTAGAGTATATATGTGACTCATCCACGTTTGTTCAAAAGGATTTGACCATGTAGTATCTAAGAATAGTTTTTGGTTGCCTTCCTGATCTATTATATGGGGCCAATTTGAATAGTAAATCTCACCTTCTGCATAAGGTATGCCATTATAAGATTTTATGCAGGAGAACTTCGTTGGGGGTTTTTTCTTTGCGTCTCCAAAATATTTTACTCGTAATTCTGAAGGAACATTATGCCAACTCCACTGTTCTCCGTTATGTCCATAAAATTCGCTAAAGCTAAATTTCAAAAAATCATACTCTTCATTGTCCATTATACGAATAAGACTACTTAATAAATTAGGTGTCGATTTTTTAAAACCAAAATTACAATTAGATATAGAATAATCTAACAACATATCGTCCTCAAAAAAGATCATGTATTTAGAACCAAGGTCTGCGAAATGTTCAGCAGCAAATTGTCTAGCTCGACAAACTCCTAAATTTCCTTTTTTAATCTGCTCTGAAAATCCGTATTTTTCGCAAATGGCATCATACTTACTGAAGAGATCTTCTTTTGTGCTATTGTTTATTAGAATCTTTTTTGTTTGAGTAATAAATGAGTTATCATGTAGTTCAAAACTATCCAAGACCATTTGTAATTGTTCTGGAGAATTAAAAGCATTAATGTATAATACTGTTTCGTTATTTGAATGCTTTTTTCTAGGATTGTTTTTTGCTATTTCTTCTATAACTGTTTGATTATTTTTTACTTTTTCAAAAAATGTTGACAATAAACCATCATGATTAATTGTTTCATGTTGATACATTTCTGGTTGCAAATATGTCATTAGGGTAAATATGCTTTCTTCAGTACCCATGAGACCGTTATTGAGAGAATCATTCAATAGACTATAATACAGATTATTAGCTTCAGATATATAATCAATGTGTCCACCAAAAAATCCTCCTCTAGCAACCCTATTAACCTCTTCTGATTTAGCGTATTCTCTCATTTTTCTTATGTCGAATCCATGGATTTCTGATTCTGTTTCATAAGGAAAACACACAAAGAGGAATTTTTTAGTGATATCTTGTATTTTTTCTATTACTTTGTCGTGGCTAAAGTATCCTGGGTGAACAGTATTGGATATTCCACCATCAAGCCAATACATGTACTCACTACTAAATGGATTAAATACTTTTGCATTGTGCAATAGGAACATCTTGCTCATTACCATGGGGTTGTATAATGGCAATTTCGCTTGAGTGCTATCTCTTAACCAGCCAGCTTGAGATAACCAGTCTTCATTTGTCCTTATTTTTTCCACTTGATTGCGAAAAGGGAAAAAATTATTATCAAAATCCTTAGCAGAATGATGATAAACAGCTGTGTTGTCTCTGCTTCTGTATTTCCATACTATATCTTCGTGTTCTTTATCTATAAAAACTATAGTAGGAATATCTTTAATATTATTTAGCAGAACAGAGAAGTTGTTTCTGTAGCGATCAAAAGACCTGCTCCATCCGTCGCCTAGCGAACCTCTGCCCAAATCCCATATTCCTGTAACGATGGTAGATTTGAGCATGGATGATAGAGGGTATTGTATCTAAAGAGTATATTATATCCACCGACCTGCATAATAGTAATTCTCTTCTCTCGTTGGGTCAAGATAAAAAAATCCTAAAGAGTCTATTGACATCAAACTTTTTTGAGCTACTATACAAAAGATACTTTTGGCGACTATAATTTCAATGAAACCAAACAACGAATTTCCAGAAAAAGACCGAAAACTCGATAGAAGAGATAAAATCAAAAAGAAGCGTAACAAACAACGTTACGATGATGGTGATTTTTCTCCTAAAGATATAAATAAACAGGTTAAAAAACACAAAGAAGATCTCCAAGACGAAGAATGGGAAGACTGGGATAGATACTACAATCATTAATTAATATGAAATACTTAGAAGAATTATTAATTGGTGATTGCTATCAGCACAATGGATGCCAATATGTAGTCACCACAGACTACAAGAAAAATGGCTCTCGTTTATGTGTTTCTCTTATTGATGGAACAACAAAATGGATGTTGCCTGATCTTATAATAGAACAAATTGATCTTTTTACAGTAGATAAAGATTCAAATATTGTTGCCATTAAAGAAAGGAAGAAGGATGTTCCTAATCAGACTACAGATCTTCATTAAGTCCTTATGGTTTCATATTTATGGAGGATTCCCAAAGTCCACACAAAAAGAAATACTAGACAGATACCACGTATGTGAAACATGTGAAGAATTCAATGCAAACAAAGAACAGTGCAATGTATGTGGATGTTATTTGAGTAAGAAGAAGAAATTCTTAAATAAACTAGCATGGGCTGATCAAGAATGCCCTATTGGCAAATGGCCAAAAATTCAAAGGTGATCAAATGTCAATAAAAATAAATAAACTATTACCCAACTACAGATTTTCTAATCAAAATCTTTTTGAATCTATCAGAGAAAGAGTAAGTTCCGGCAATAATGGATCTACGGTATTTGTTCCTCATGTGTGTAATAATATAGATCTATTCGGTGCTGGATTTGCCGCTCAGTTAGCTGAAAAATATCCTTCAGTTAAACAAGACTATCACTTGCTAGGCAAGCACTTTTTGCGTAACAATTTTGGATATAGCCAAATACTAAAAGTCTATGAAGACAATAAATTTAAGCATAAACTATTTTTTGTTAATATGATAGCTCAAAATGGAGTTAAAGGGACTAACAATATCAGACCTTTAAACTATTTGGCATTAGTTAAGTCAATGAATACTTTATCTCAATATATTAAATCTAATACGGGATTCTCTAATAAAAGCGAAAAGATAGAAATACATTGTCCTAAATTTGGTAGCGGACTAGCTGGTGGTAATTGGCAGTTCGTTTCTGATTTAATTGATGATATTTGGGGACAGTTTGATGTTATTGTGTATAACTATCCTCCTAAAACAAATAATAAGTTAAATGACTAATAAATGTATTGCTTTTAGCTTATGGGGAAATAATCCAAAATATAATGTTGGAGCTATTAAAAATGCAAAACTAGCTTCAATAATATATCCAGAATGGAAATGTGTATTCTTCATAAGCGACTCATCTGTTCCAGAACAAACAAAAATAGAACTAGAACAATTTGATCATGTGATTGTAAAAACAATGAATGGATCAGATTCGTGGTCCAATCTGTTCTGGAGATTTCAAACTTGTTTTGATCCCGAATTTGATGTTTGTGTATTCAGAGATACTGATAGTCGTCTTAGTATGAGAGAAAAATATGCTGTTGACTATTGGCTAAAGCAAAATAAAACCATTCACATAATGAGGGATCATCCTCATCACGGATATCCCATTTTGGGAGGAATGTGGGGATACAAAAAAAACGATACATATAACATAGAAGAACTTCTTAAAAATTATGTCAGCAAAGATAAATATGGAACTGATTATGAATTTTTAGGCAACACTCTATATCCACTCATACAAAACGATAAAGTTGTTCATGATGAGTTTTTTGACAAAAAACCTTTTCCTACTATGAGACAAGGTACTGAATTTGTCGGAGACGTTTACGACGAGAATGATATAAGACATCCAGAATTCTATAAATTTATACCCTTATGAAATTTGATTTTTTAATTATTGGAGCTGGCATATATGGTTCAGTATGTGCTAGAGAACTAAGTGACGCAGGATACTCTTGTCTGGTGATAGACAAACGAGATCACATAGGAGGGAACTGCTATACCTATAAACAAAATAATATAGATGTCCATAAATATGGCGCACATATCTTTCATACCTCTAATAAAAAAATATGGGATTATGTAAATAGATTTATTGAATTCAACAACTACAAACATCATGTGGTAGCTAATTACAATAATGAAATCTACTCTTTGCCCTTCAATATGTGGACTTTTAACAAGTTTTGGGGTGCCACAACTCCAGAACAAGCTAGATCAATCATAGATAGTCAAAAATTTATCGGAAATCCTTCAAATCTAGAAGAACAAGCGTTGTCTATGGTTGGTTTCGATATATACGAAAAATTAATAAAAGGGTACACTATTAAGCAGTGGATGACAGAACCTAAGAATCTGCCATCAGATATTATAACTAGACTACCTTTAAGATTTACATACGATAACAACTATTTTCATGATACATATCAAGGCATTCCTAAAAATGGTTATACAGAATTATTTGAAAAATTATTAGATGGATCTACTGTAGAACTAAATGTCGATTACTTTGACAGAAGAAACTATTACGACAATATCTCAAAATACATAATATATACAGGATCAGTAGATAAGTTCTATAATTTAGAATTCGGTATGCTAGACTATCGACCTCTTTATTTTGAACATAAAATATTAGAAACAAATAATTATCAAGGTCATAGTGTTATTAACTATACTGATCAAAATATACCATATACTAGAATTATTGAACACAAACACTTTAATCTTACTGCAAATAATAACGAAAGTAATACTATTATTAGCAAAGAGTATCCTATAAAATGGACAGGGTCAGAAGAGCCGATATACCCAGTTAATAACAAAGAGAATAACGAAAAATATAGTAAATACATAAAACTAAACCAAACAAATAACAGAGTGTTCTTTGGAGGAAGACTAGCAGAGTATAGATACTATGATATGCATCAAGTTATAGGTTCAGCATTATCTAGAATAAAAGAGATCATAAGATGAAACACGTTATTATAACCCAAGCAAGAAATTTGTCAATTAGACTAGAAAATTGGATAGCATATCATGCTAGTCAAGGTATTAATTGTTTAATATTTTTTGATGATTTTTCTGTTGACTCTTCCAAAAAAAGAATAATAGAGATATGTAATAAATACGGCATCGATTTAGAGCTACTTGCTACAGACGGTAAAGGACAAATGTTCGACACGACAGATTCTGAGCTATATGGTCACAGTGTTAGCTGTAACTACAGAATAGTTCGCTCTCTATCTAGGGGCTTAGACATAGCAAATATAAAATATGGACAATGTATATGTTATTTAATAGACGTAGACGAGTATGTGGTATCTGATATGGATTCTAATATCTCAGATATTGTAGAAAATATGATGGAAACAAAAAAAATCGACAGAATCTATTGCCACTCTTTTGATGTTGACAATAAGTATACGCTTTCAAACTGGATCACAAATCAACCAGCTTCATGTTCAAGATGGGACTATGAATCCAGAAATCAAACAAAATTTAAAAACCGAGGCAAGAGTATATGCAAGTCAGATTATGCAAAAACTCCTCTAATACAGCACGGAGGGGTTGTTCATGATCTGGGGTATGTCGTAGACGAATCAGAACATGCTCATGACTACTCAGTGCTTAGAATGCATCATTTTAGAATACCTCCATTGATTGATTCAGAGAAACAAATAACCTTTATAGAAGACAAAACTTTGTATAACAAAACTATCGGAATGTCATGAAAAATATACTATACTGTATCATACATACTCAACACCAAAATAATAGAATCAAGAACATTACCAATACATGGGGCAAAAATAATTCAGTTATTTTTTATTCAGATCACGACGACTCGTCAAATAATTGCTATAAAGTTTGTGAACGGTCTGATTATTCGTCTGGGCAACTTAAACAAATCAATGTATTTAATCTATTATTAAATCAATTCAATAACTATGAATGGTATTTTTTTTGTGATAATGATACTTTTGTGAATACTACAAATTTAGACAATTACGTCATCAATGCTGAACACAACCACATTCATGGAGAAATCATAAATACTTGGCCCCAAGATACTACTTTGTACTATCCGTCAGGGGGCGCAGGGTATTTGATGCATAACAGTATTCTACAAAACATGATTAATATATCCTATAACAATACCCAATATGGTGATGTTTCTATTGGAATTAATTTTAGAAATAAAAAGATACCTCTTAAACATAATAATCTCTTTAAGGGTCAATTACCTGAGTTTTATGGACTAACTTATGACAGAATAAGTGAATATATGACATTTCATTATGTCACAAGCTATGATACTATGGAAAAACTATATTTAAATTCTAAAAATCAAAAAGACTTAATATAATGTATATATATCATCATCTTGGGCTTGGGGACCATATATCTTGTCATGGAATAGTTCGACATTACTGCGAACAGAACGATAAGGTTTCTTTATTTGTTAAACCACACAATAAAGACAATGTTCAATATATGTATAACGATATAACTAATTTAGAATTAATAGTTGGTGATGACGAGTATGTTCAAAATTTTATACAAAAGAATCGACTAAAAGACGTTTTATACATTGGATTCCAGCTTCATGCAAGAGAAAATTTTATTGCTCAATTTTATAAAATGGCAAGTGTTCCTATTGAATATGAGTATCAAAAATTTTATATCAACAGAAATTTAGCTAACGAAAAAAAATTGTTTGATTCTTTGAACATCAAAGAGAATGAATATATATTCGTTCATGATCATAGTATAGCCAAGTCCCCATATATTATCCATCATGATCTTCCTTTAATCGCACCAACTCACGGTAAGTTTTTTGACTGGATCTATACTATTCTTAATGCAAAAGAGATTCATTGCATAGACTCTTCTTTCATCTGTTTGGTAGACTTATTGGATACTAAAGACACTCCCATATTCCATCATAGATATATTAAAAAATATCCTAGTCACATAAATCTAATGTCTAAACCTCACAAATTCTGGAATACAATATAATGACATTTAATGCTATGCTTGTTGGTGCTGGACGCAGAGTATCCTTAGCTGAGAGATTTATAGATAATGGATTCAATATTATCTCATACGAAACTAGCAAAGATGTTCCATTGTCAAAAATATGTAAAATAATTATAGGTTTGTCATGGAAAGATCCTAACGTTCAACAAGATATTCTAGAAACAGCTATTAAAAATAATGTTAAACTTATAGTACCACTACAAGACGAAGCCGTTTGTATACTATCACAAATAGAACAAAAAAACAAATCAAATACTGATGTAGTATTTCTAAACTCTAACTCTGAAACATCACATACTTGTTTTAATAAAAAACTATTTGCTGATTTTATAACAAAATATTTTCCAGAACTATATCCTTTTCCTGATAGTTTTCCTTTGATATGCAAGCCTGTTTTTGGATTTTCTTCTAATAATATTACTACTATAAATAGTGTCAATGAAAGTATGTCCATAGATAGCAACAAATTTATCTTACAAAAACAAATTTTCGGTAAAGAATATTCAGTAGATTGTTATTTTGACAAAACTAATAAGTTTATAGATGCGGTTACTAGAGAAAGAATACGAGTTGCTGGTGGAGAGGTATTGACTTCAAGAACATCTCATAAAGACATTCTGTATGATTACTCAAAACTTATTGGAGAAAAATTAAAAATAAGGGGCCCAGCTTGCTTTCAATACATTATTGACAACAACGATCAACCATTTATTATTGAAGTAAATGCAAGGTTTGGCGGAGGTACTGTTTTATCTATGGAGTCTGGACTAGACATCATAAGTCTGATAAAAAAAGATTATTTTAATTATGATTTTAACTACCAGCCTAAATCTTGGACCAATAACTTATTGATGGAAAGATACTACAAAGAGACATTCTTTAATTAATGTATGAGAGAAACGCATAAAAATCTTATCATAGACATGGATGGTACTATCTGTACTGAAGAAAAAACCTTCAACAAGTATCTTGCTACTCCACAAAAAAATGCTATTAAGAGTATCAATAATCTATACTATCAAAATTATCACATAACAATATATACTGCTAGAGGTTGGGCTGAATATAAGATGACTGAACATTGGTTAAAGTCCCATGATATCAAATATGATTTATTAATTTGCGGTAAGCCCATATATGATTATTGGATCGACGATAAGGCTTTGAGTTATGGTACATGGGATAATATCATGAAAGAAATTAAATGAGACCAGAAGTATTAAAATTAAGATCTTCTGTATTTAACTTCTATCAAAATTCTATCCTACCTTCATGCAAAGATGGTATGAGAATTCTTGAAATTGGTCCAATGGATATAAGATATACTCCGGTTAAAAACTATTATATCAATTTGCAAAATCAATTACTTCCAAAATTAAACATAGAATATAAAACATGTGATAAATTTTTAGACAGTAAAGCAGATTATATACACGATGTATTAGACCTTACTCCAGAAATAGTTGGAAAATTTGATATTATTATTGCTTGTGAAGTTATAGAGCATATCGGAAAAATATGGCTATTACCAGAAGTACTAAACAATATTTTGAATAACAATGGACAGATTTTTTTGTCCTCCCCATTCCACTTCTATCTTCATAATCCCTTTCCTGACTATTGGAGAATATCTGAATACGGATATCGTGAACTGTTTAATGATTTGTTTAATGTAAAAATAGATAAAATTTTAGACAATGATAATGATGACAGAAAACCACTAAATTACCAAGTAGTTTTAACAAAGAAAGAATAAATATGGCCGATACATTAGGCTCACTAGTAGATAAACTAACAACAGTAGATCTTAAAATGTGGAATAATCAAGAATTGCTGTATGAAATTAGACGAATGACATTTGAAGAATATAAACAAAAGTATTTTGATACTGAAAATGGAGCCATTGAACTATGGCAGTATCTTAAAAAAGCTTGTGATTTAAATGTTCAAAGAAACCAACTAATTAATGAAGTAGATGAAAAAATTATTGAAATTATTAATGCTAAGATAAGTGGAGAAGAGTTAGATAATGGTAAATTTTTACAGAGAAGTCATAAGACATACTAGATTCTATGATACCTATATACCAACCGTATCTAACTAAAAATAATCTAAAACATGCCCATAAAGCACTGGATAGTGGCTGGATATCATCTCAAGGAGAGTATCTGGATTTAACAAAAAATTTATTAAAATCAAAAGCTAAATACAACAATCATAAAATCGTACTAACGAATAATGGGACGACAGCTACTCATCTATTAGCTTTGGCACTACAATATAAATATCCATCTATCAAAAAAATTATTGTTCCAAATAATGTATATGTAGCTGCGTGGAATGCTTTTTTATATACTCAAAAGTATGAACTAATACCAGTAGACGCCAATTTATATACTTGGAATTTTGAAGACTCTTATCTGGAAGAACTTTTAGATGAAGAAACCGCAGTATTGATAGTACATAATATCGGAAATATTATCAATGTTCCAAAACTAAAACAAAAATTTCCAAATACTATTTTTGTAGAAGACAATTGTGAAGGCTTCTTGGGATCCTATGGAGATAAACCATCTGGATCAGAATGTTTTGCTTCATCAATATCTTTTTTTGGTAATAAAACAATAACATGCGGAGAAGGTGGTGCTTTTATAACTTCTGATGATGAGCTGTTCTCTTATATCAATACAGTAAAAAATCAAGGGCAATCCCATAAAAAATTCATTCATGATTATCTTGGCTATAATTACAGAATGACAAATATACAAGCTGCTATTTTATATGGTCAGCTAAATGATTTAGACTGGATTATAAATCAAAAAAAGAATATTTTTAATCAATATAGATCTATTTTAAAATTGCCTAATATATCTTTTCAGCATATAGATCCCGATACCTCTCATTCTAATTGGATGCTTGGTATGAGATTTCTAGATTTTGATTTAGAAAAGAAAAAATCACTCGAATTATATTTGTACGAAGCAGGAATAGATACAAGGCCAATGTTTTATGATATACATCAGCATAAATATCTGAAGCCTATTAAATGCGTATCTAATGAAAACTCAAAAATATTACAAAACCAATGTCTAATGGTTCCTTCATATCCCACTCTTAGTGAAAGTCAAATCAGCTTTATTTGCGATAAAATCATACATTTTCTCAAATATAACTAATAAAAATCTGCATATGTTTAAATGTTCAATATTTTGTTCGTTTTATAAAGGTGAAAAATTCATTGAAGGATATCTCAATGATATGCTAAAACAATCAGTATTTAATAATACAGAATTTATTTTTCTTGACTGTAGTTCTACAGAAAATGAAAAAGACTATATCCTACCAATTGCAAAAAGGTTTAATAATGTAAAGTATCATCAACTAGAAAAAGATCCAGGATTATATGCTGCGTGGAACATTGCTATTCGTTTATGTTCATCATCTATAATAGGCAACTGGAATATTGATGATCGTAAAAGTACTGACAGTATAGACATTTTGCTTAAAGCATTTGACAGAGATCCTTTACTAGACATAGCATATGGAATTACTTATGTTTCTACAGAAGCAAATGAAAAATATGAAGATAATACATATGATCAAGTCTACCCATGCCTACCCCACTCTTTCCGTAATCTACTAAATAATAACAGTCCTCATTGTATGCCGTTATGGAAGAAGAATTTACATGATAGATTTGGGCTATTTGATGAAAACTATAAGACGGCTTCTGATGGAGATATGTGGTTGCGTTGTGCTGCGGGAGGTGCTAGAATAAAGATGGTCAACCACCCAGTCGGTTTGTACTATCATAACCCATCTGGTCGGTCTACTGACCCAAAACATCTACAACAGATGATTGATGAAGTTAATCGCATGAGACACAATTATATTGGATACCTAACATGATTGAAGTTATATTATTCTTTTTGGTTTTGGCAATAGTTTTTGGCATGATAGACGCCCAATATAAAATACATGACAGATCTAGCTGTCATAGATTATATTCGTCAAGAAACTTATTTACCTTTTTATTTACTGATCGCTACTAATTAAATATGAATAGATTGAAGAATCAACGAGTTTATTTGGCCGGGGCTATGGATAGAGTTGCTGATCGCGGAGCTACTTGGAGAGATAATATTACTCCATTTCTTGAAGAAATGGGTTCCATAGTCTTTAATCCTATTACTAAGCCAACAAACACAGGTATGGAAGACAGTGACTCTCATACTATTAAGACCAAACTGAAAAAAGCAGAGAGATACGATGAACTTGCAGAAATGATGAAAGTTATTCGCAGGGTAGATTTAAGACTTGTAGATATTAGTGACTTTTTGGTCGTGAATCTGAATCTTGATATTCATCCATGCGGAACATATGAAGAAATATTTTGGGCTAATCGTCAGAAAAAGCCAATAATAATTCATATGGAGCAAGGTAAGATAAACGCCCCGGATTGGTTATTCGGCACAATACCACATCAAACTATTTTTTCTTCTTGGGATGATATCAAAGATTATCTTTCTCATATAAACACATCGGAAAACATAGATACCTATAAAAGATGGTATTTTTTCTCGGTATAACATGCCTAAATATTATGTAAAGTCTGGTCAAATAAAATATATCATTGATTGTAATGATCCAATATCCGCAATATTGGCAGCATTATATCATTTTAAAGGGAAGGGTCTCTTAACCGGACCAAAAATTTGTGTTAGCGAGCGTGGTTTTGAAAGCCACAAAACATGGAAGTGTTATGATACTGATGAATACTTGAAGAAAACATAAAATGCAAAAAATTATCAATGAACTAAAACTAGATTTTGACGATGTACTGATTAAACCCAAGAGATCAAGACTTGGTAGTAGATCAGAGGTTTCTCTACAACGAGATTTTAAATTTCTATATTCTACAAGATTTTTATCTTGTACTCCTATTGTTGCCGCCAATATGGACACAACCGGCACAATGAGTATGGCAGGAGTGCTGGCTCAATTCAATGCTATAACATGTTTGCATAAACACTACTCTATTGATGAGATTGTTGACTATTTTACAAAATCTCAAAAACCAGAACTTTCCTTCTATTCTACAGGAATTAATAAGCCAGATATAGAGAAACTCATAGACACTTTTGACAGACTAAAACTTAAGGGCTTATATTTACCAAATGTATGCGTTGATGTTGCCAACGGATATAGCGATAAGTTCGTTAAGGCTGTCAAACATATTAGGGATATGTATCCTGATATTGTTATTATGGCTGGGAATGTTGTTACTCCGGAAATGACAGAAGAACTGCTGATGCACGGACTGGTGGACATAGTGAAGGTCGGTATAGGTTCAGGATCTGTTTGTACTACAAGATTAAAAACTGGCGTGGGATACCCCCAGCTGTCTGCCGTAATGGAGTGTGCCGACGCTGCTCATGGTATTGGTGGACACATTTGCAGCGATGGGGGTTGTAAAATAGTTGCTGATATTTGTAAAGCTTTTGGTGCAAATACAGATTTCGTTATGCTTGGCAGTATGCTTGCTGGTACAGACTGCTGTGAAGGGGAATGGGAATACGAATATAAGTGCGTCAAAGCAGGTCTTGCAGGAGAATTTTGGCAACCATTTAATCCTGGATATGAAACAGAAAAAAGAAAGATACGTCTTAAGTTCTATGGTATGAGTTCCAAGGACGCAATGGATAAATATCATAACGGAGTTGCTAACTATAGAACCAGTGAAGGAAAATCCGTTATTATTCCATATAAGGGAACTACTGAGGATATTATGTTGGATATAATGGGAGGTCTTAGAAGTTCATGCACTTATGTTGGAGCTTCTAAAATTAAAGACTTTGGTAAAAAAACAACATTTATACAAGTTAACAATACTCATAATAGGATATTTGAAAAATGAACATCAATGTGTCGGCACCAATCAACAGTACAGGATATGGCATAGCTTCCTACAATATTATTAAGGGTCTTAGCGCTCTCAATAATGTTATATCATATTTCCCAATAGGTCAGCCATCAGTAGAAACACAAGAGGATCACGCCTTTGTATCAAATATTCTTAAACAAAGATATTTATGCGATATAAATGCTCCTCATCTTAAAATATGGCATCAGTTTGACTTATTAGAGCATGTAGGAAGAGGTCCATATTTTGCTTTTCCCTTTTTTGAACTAGATACTTTTAGTGATATAGAAATCAATAGCCTAAAAACTCCAGATGGTATTTTTACAACTAGTCAGTGGGCAGCCGATGTAGTGTCTAAGCACGTTTCAACTCCAGTTCATGTTGCTCCGCTTGGCGTTGACTTGTCGATATTTGATAAGTCTAGATATTCACAACCATCTGATAATAAGTATGTATTTATTAACATAGGCAAGTGGGAAGTAAGAAAAGGTCATGATATTTTATTAGAATTATTTACCAAAGCTTTTCCAAATAATCCAGATGTTGAACTTTGGATTTTAGCTTCAGAAACAACCAATGGATACTCCTCTCCTGCTGAAATTGAGCAGTGGAAGAATATGTACCAAAACGATAGTAGAGTTAAATTATTTTCGGGGTTTGCTCAACATTCTGAGATTGCAGAACTAATATCAAAAGCTAATTGTGGTATTTTCCCCTCAAGAGCAGAGGGTTGGAATATGGAGTTATTAGAGTGTATGGCTATGAATAAACCTGTTATAACTACTAATTATTCAGCACATACAGAGTTTTGTAATAAAGACAACTCATATTTAGTCGATATATCGACTACTGAAAAAGCCCATGACGGCAAGGCTTTTATGGGTCAGGGTAATTGGGCAAAAATAGATCAATCTGAAAAAGACATATTGATCGATTATATGCGATATGTGGTCAATAATCACATTAATACTAATCCTGCTGGTGTAAATACTGCTAATCAGTTATCGTGGACAAATACAGCACAAAAGATACTCAGTTACATGAATAAATAGGTTAATATTATGCCAATTCCAAAACCAAATCCTGATGAAAAATCTAAAAATTTTGTTGCAAGATGCATGGGTGATGAGGCTATGAAAAAAGACTATCCAGATTCTCAACAAAGAATAGCAGCGTGTCTTGGTCAGGTCAAAGCTTCATTGTTGGAGCAAGTGTGCGAGGCTATTTCCTACATAGATAATGAATACGATAGTGACGGTGAAGAGCTAACTAAAGCTAATTTGATTTTACCCAATGAAAATGACTATGTTGATACTGATGAAGTAACAGAAGAATTTGATCTATGTGCCGTATCTTCAGAATATCAAGGACGCAAGGTTACTCTTAATAAACCTTTTAGAACTCCTGACGGTCCTAAAAAATCTGCCGTTTATGTTAAAAATGACAAGGGTAAAGTAGTTATTGTTAGATTTGGTGATCCTAACATGAAAATTAAAAAAAATATTCCTTCACGAAGGAAAAGTTTTAGAGCTAGAATGAATTGTGATAATCCTGGGCCAAAGTGGAAAAGTCGATATTGGGCATGTAAGAGTTGGTAATAATCATGAGAAAATGTAGAAAATGTAAATTAAATGAGGTCCCTCAAAATTCTAGAAAATTTTGTGATTATTGCAAACTTAAGCTAAAGGCTTGCGAGTGTGGAACTATTTTCAAATCCAAAAAACACAATTTCTGTAGACTATGTAGAATGAGTAAAGGAAACATAGGTCAATGTCAATCATGCAATAAAACCAGGCACATATATTTCAGTTCGACAATCTGCACAACCTGTTACAAATTTATAACAAAATACAATATTACTATAGAAGAGCTAAAACATTTAAGAGCAATAAAGAACTGCGGTATCTGTGGTATTGCAGTTTTTCACCATGCTAAGAATAAAGGAAATGCTGCCGTTATAGATCATGATCACAATACTGGTAAGGTTAGAGGAATTTTATGCGTACAGTGTAATATTATAGAAGGAATGATACGCAATGAACAGCACTTAGAACAATTTTATACTAACTATAAAAAATGGATTAATAATTATGACCAAAACAATAGATGAACTATTAAACGAAAATGCTGAAGTAAAGGAAAATCAAGTGGACGAAGTACAAGCTAGCCAGACTAATGAAACTAATGAGGTTAATGAAACTATAGAAAATGTTGTATCTGAGACCGAAAATAATGTTATCGGATTACTTAAAAAGTCTTTGAATATACACTGGCAACAAACAACTTCATTAAGTGCTCAAGCTGTTCATCTTGAAAGATGGGGATATAAGAAACTTGCTGCTATCATTAAAGCAGATGCCCTAGAAGAACACCAACACTCAATAATCAACTTAACAAGACTAGAATTTTTTGATCAAGATTATCAACCACTAGTAGTGTCTCCTCCATCATGGACACGACATGACATGGTTGCTATTATCAACTATAACTTAGCATCTGTAAGAGAGGCTGCAGATACAGAAAAAGCAACTATTGTTGCAGCTAGGGCGGTAGGAGATGAACTAACAGCCAATATAATGATTCCTCTACTACAAGGTAGTGAAGATGGCATAAAACTATACGAAGGCTACTTAAAGCTTATTGAACAAATGGGTATAGACAACTTTTTAACTTTACAGACATAATAGTCTCAATAAATAAAGGTATTAATCATGGACAGAATATACGATATACTAAAAAATGTTCAGGCAGCAGTAGAGAATCAAGAAATTGAGTCTCCAAAGACAGAGTTAAATGAATATAAACAAGACTTCCTAGAGATGAATATCGGCTCACTCACAGCAATCATGCAACATGCTAAAAACATACTTGACTCTCTAGGTGACCCGTCAGTTAAAGAAAACTTGACAGAAAGCTGGCTACAGGGTAAAATCGCCATAACTGAGGATTACATGCGAACCATTCACGATTTTGTGAAGTATGTACCATCAGAGGACGATAACTCTTTTGCTGGGGATAAGCCTGGACTTTGGGATAATATCCGCAAGAAAAAAGAACGAGAAGGCAAGAATTATAAGCCAGCTAAACGAGGAGATAAAGACAGACCAGATCCTGATCAGTGGAAAAAGTTAACTAAGTAAGACACTTTCAATTAAGATTTTATTTTATACAAAAGGACTTTTAATGGACAGAACGTATGACAGTTTGGATTCGTATATAAACCTAGCAAAAAAAACCATAGTGAAATTTGGACCAAGATTTTACAATGGTCTCTCAGCAGAAATGTTGAAAAACACTGATGCAGTATCAGATGTTGCAACAGCCATTATGTATGCCGATTGGAGATTTGATCCAAATAGACCTGGGAAAAGTGGTCAGAAAAAGACACTATACTCATATCGTAATCAGTGTGCAATATGGGCAATTAAGACATATGTAACTAATAAATACAAAAAACATCTCGATACAAGTATCAGTCTTAATTTTAGTGAAGAGGGTTCAGACTCGTCATTCTATTCTTCTATATCTGATGAGAAGGCAATGGATCCAGTAGATATTTTAATAGATAAAGAAGAGTCTTCACGGTTAACATCAAGCATCGATCAGCTACTGAATAATAGCATTTTATCTGACAAACAGAAAATACAGATTAAAATGTATTATCTAGAAAATCATACTTTGTCATATATTGGTAAAAAGTTTGGTGTCTCTAGAGAAGCAATTAGGCAAAACATTAAGAGAGCACTGGATATTATTCGATCTTATGATAAATGCACAGCTTAATCTTATTATTCCAATTTTTATTCATTCCAAGAACAGATATGAGATACTCTCATTAGCTGATTATACTCTAAGACTGCCTTCTGTTGAACTAGAGCCTAATCAAGACATTAATGAGCTTCTATCAATGCTGTTGAATAGATGTATAAAAGAAACCTCTGGAACAAATCCTAAATTAGTTGACATTATCATAACTTCTCAGCTTGATATATATTATATTTGTTTTGTTAATTATGAAACTACTATAATAAATAGCTATACTAGAACCATAGATCTTAACACCGATATACTACCACCAAATGCTACAAGAACTCTTTCGTTATTGGCTAAGTAAAAAACAGCCCTCTGTGGCTAAAGAAAAAACCCAAGAAGAGTCTATAGCAGAGGAGATGCATAGTCTAAGTGTAATTCTACATCCAGACGACATGGTTGATATCATAGTTTTGCATCCAAAGTTAGATAAATTATCTCTAGTTGAAATTTCAACAGAAGCAGAGAAATTTGCAGAATTGTTGATTTATGTTACTAATAATCTAATGGAACCAAAATTATTGACAACAATTCGTAATAAAATCAAAAACACGAATAATGATAAAGAGCAATTATTTTATGATAATGTTCTATCATATTATGATGTTATAAAAACCGAATTTGAGAAAAAACTAATTGATAATGGCCCACTAATCAGACCAAGATCTGTATTTAACTCCAAATAGCTGTTGTTTGTCGGCCAATTTCTTATTACTATACCATGGGTGTATTATACATGGTATCTCTAAAAAAAATAAGAGTTTAAACAAAGTATCAATTATATGATCAATCTTATCTCATGGCAAAAGTGGCTTGATCCATTTGGATCTGATGACGCAGAAGAGCTGGAGCATGATCCATATCTTGCAGATTATGAAGAACAAGAATCAGATGGTACTACTGAAAACATTAATGATGAGGAGCAAGAGAATAAAATAATTAATACAACACAAAGAGTAAAAGTTATTGCTACGCCAATGGGCATTATACCAGTCACTGATAATACTATGAGTGGAAAGATTTTTAATTTTTGGATTGGGCATACTAACTTTGATATTACTCATAAAGTTGCTGATGTTATCGAAAAAACCGATGGGGTTGAAACCCTAGATATTTTTACTAGATACAGATTCCGAATTGCTGTTGGTAAAGCTTTTGATGATTCTTCGGTAATGAGAGATATAAATAAGAGAGTATACTCGGAGCTATCATAACAATGTCAACAGCCAAATCATTTACTGAACTTGAAAGCGAATTACAATCAATACACTCATATAATATAGATACAAAAAACAGAGAAATATATCTACATTCATATTTAGGAGATAGTGAAGAAGGTGGTGTTGACTATAGGTCTGCTATAGTACTTGAAAAAAATCTCAGGTACTTAAACCTATTATCTCTAGAACCAATTTTAGTTCATATGCATTTACCAGGAGGAGACTGGCAAGACTGCCTAGGTATGTATGATGCTGTCAGGGCATCAAAAGCTAAAGTTATCATCCTCGCTTATGCTAAAGCAGAATCTTCTAGTAGTGTTTTATTACAAGCTGCCGACCTTAGAATATTGATGCCAAATACACATGTTATGATTCATTATGGGTCATTTAGTATGGATGGGGAACACAGCAAAGCTGCTGCGGCTGGCATTAGATGGAACGAAAACGAGTGTGATAAGATGGTTGATATTTTTACTGACAGGTGTATGAATAGTATGATAGCTAAAGAGAAAAATTGGAAAAAAATGATGGCAAAAAAACACATAGTCTCACAACTTGCTAATAAATGCGATTGGATATTAACGGCTGAAGAAGCAGTATATTACGGCTTTGCCGATGGTATTCTTGGCACTAAAAAATATCCCAATATAGACTCACTTAAAAAATAATGCTATTAGAATATTCATATTATGATATCGCTTCTAATGATGCCGAAATTCAAGGCAACTTAACAGAAGCTTTAAAACACAATGTGCAGACAATATCTGTACTTCCGCCATATGCCAGACTTGTAAAGTCTTTAGTAAACAATGCTGCAAAGATTTCTTGCCCGATAGATTATCCAATGGGTGTGTTAGATATAAAATCCAGACTATCAGTAGTTGATTTTTGTTTAAAAAATAATGTTGATATAATTGAGGCAGTTTGCCCAGCACAGCTATTGTGCAACAGGAAGTATGATAAGTTTAGGGATGACATTAAACAATTAACTAATCTATGTTCTTCCCTAAATGTTGAACTAAGATACGTTTTAGAATATAGGCAATACTCCTACGAGCTGCTCTATAAAGTTGCCCAAATCTTATATGACTTTAATGTTAAAACAATCTATCCCTCAACTGGATACTCTTTAGACGATATTGGCGACAATATCATAGCTTCTGCTCTAATTAATAAGAAAGTTCCAAATATCAATATTATCTGTAATGGTAATTTGTGGAATAGTAATCATCTAAAAATGGTTAAAAATAACCAATTATACGGTTTAAGAATCAATTCCCTAAACGGTTTACAGCTAATAAATAGCTAATTCTCTGTTTTTAGGTGTATACGAATAATAAGTATATACTTGTTTCTTTCCTTAAATCTTCATGGAGTTTTATAAAATGGCTACAATTCAACAAGGTGGAGCAGCCTCAACAGGCACATACTGGAGTGGTAGCTCTACAAATAATAATCACGGTACAGCTAAAAGAGTCGGCACAGTATCCTCTGTCTTAGAGAATAGTTCACTAGGACAAGTAAATGTTGGTGTTTTCGCTTCAACAGTTATTGATGGAGATTACACAAACAAGGCTATTTCTGAAGGAACTATCGCCCACGATCATGTCAAGCCCATAACTGCCAAAGTAACCTCAGAGCTTGGTGGAGTTGCCAGTAGTGCTTTATCAACTACAGCTAATGTTCCTGGTCAATTAAGAAGCATTAACAAGAGAGAAAGCTACAGATCACCCGGCACCGCAACCGCTATCAGAGCTGGCTACTTTAGTCTTTACACAGGTAGGTTCACAACTGCCCCAACAGCTGTTACAGAAACCCCAGGTACAGATAATGCTGCTAGTCCCACCAGAAGCGTTCCCGGTTCTATGAGATTCAAGAGTGGCGCTCCTGTTGCTATTGCAAAAAACTATCCAGCTAAAAATGGCTAATAGTTAATTAAATTCTACCAATAAGAAGAGAACCAGGAATCATCTTTCTGGTTCTTTTTTTATAGGTGTATTATATCTAAAGAATAACACTTTCTAAAAATCTTATAAAAGGCTTCCATAATGTCTGAAACCATTATTCATTTCTGGGAGAACATAGCCACAACAAGTATTGGAATTATAGTAACAATGGTTGGATTTTGGGTGGCTATTGGTAGAAATATGGCAACTAAATCAGAGGTTTTGGTTATGATAGAAACACAATCTCCATACCTTCATGATAAACAATTTATTATGGAAAGGTTAGCTTCTAACAAAGAAAGTCAAGCAGCTTTCGCGCTGGCTCTTCAAAGAAATACAGAAGTTATGACAGAACTGAAAATTCAAATAGCAATGCTTGGCAAAACTTTAGAAACTTTAGAAGACAGAATAGAAAGGTAATTTATGGCAAACGATATAAATAAAGCAATTAGTGCTAATCAAATAAAAAACGGAACAACCGTTGTTACAACAACAGTTACCGGAGAATACTCAACAATCGACACGTATGTTAAAAACACTCCAACAATTAGTGATATTGAAACAAAATATGATAATAGATTCTATAATGGTATTTTTGTTCAATTAGTCGGCGACCAAACAGTAATAGGTGGTTAAATGAGTATACAACGTATTAATGAATTTCCAGCAGCTAGTGCTCTGACTAGTGATGATATATTTTTAATTATGGACGATCCATCAGGGTCTGCTTTAACAAAAAAAGTCCCAGTATCTGTTCTTCATTCTGGTTTAGTTCAAAGCAATACTAGCTTAGTTAATAATTCTATTCGTATAACAAATATGATTAGTATTTCTCAAAGCAACTACGATGCTCTTGCTACAAAAGATACTAATACACTATACATAGTTAATGGCTAAGGATAAATTTGTATGCCAACAGTAAATAGTGATATATTTTTAAGTAACTCTAACATAACTTCTATTAAATTAGGAGATAATAGTGTTTCTAAAATATTCCTTGGCGAGAATCTAGTATTTGGAAGTACATCAGAAAGTTGTACAGATTCAGTTGCTAGTGTCAAAATGATAGGATGGGTTTCTGGTGACAGAACTCTTGCTCCTATTGGATATGCTCCTTATGGTCGTGAGACCTATACCTATGGAGACGAAACTGTCCGATACGAGACAGGAGTATGGCTTTATATTGGAGCAGAAGGGGAGATTACGAGAGCATATAGTTATGCAAGCTATCCTTGGTTAGTAAACTGGCCAGCTCCTTATTCTGGTGAGAAGTTTTGTAGTTTTGGTAGTTCTGGGTTTCAGTGGATGAATATCAGCTCTGTTACTTCAACCTCCGCTTCTGGAATTGGTCAAAACAATATCACAATCTCAATAACACAAACTGGCGGAGGTATGGATGCCCACGATGGTATGGTTGGTGGCACAACCTTCCCCGAAGCTTACGGAGTACCACTTAGTGGAACTCAAATTAAGAATACTCAATCTGGTATTTTTACTGCAACTTTTAGTCAACCTGTTACCGACGCGTTGGTTGCATTTGCTAGCGTTGGTCAAGGAGGTACCCCAGTTCCTGTACAAGTATCAGCATCATTTACTCCAATATGGGAAACACTTACAACATATCAAAATCCAGTAAATGCTACACAATATTCTCAGTTTACCGGAGAAGAAGGATATAATATAATTCGAATAGATGGAACTGTAACTACTGTAACTTTCAATTATACTGTTAGTGAAAATTATTGTACGGTTTGTTTCGGATTTGTTGATCAAAACGCATAATACTAAACCGTGTTTATTATGACTCAAACCAAAACATGTAATCAATGTAATATTACAAAACAACTTAATGATTTTCCGAATAGTAAAACTGGTAAATATGGCAAACTAGCTCAGTGTAAAAGTTGTGATAAGGCTAATCAGCACAATAGATATATTAAAAATAGAGAAGATAGAATAAAAAAATCTAAAGACTATAAAATTAAAAATAAAGAGCATAATAAAACAATAGATAAACAAAGATATTCAAGACAACGAGAAACTAAGCTAGCTTATCAGAAAGAACAAAGACTAAATAAGCCCGAGTATATGAAAAATTATAGGATTAATAATAAAGAAAAAATTAGACAAAGTGCAAATAAGTGGCAGCATAAAAAATATTATTCTGATCTTTCTTATAGGTTAAAAAGTATTTTACAAAAAAGAATAGTAGCTAGTATTAAAGGATACTATAAATCTCAAGCTACAACAGAATTATTGGGTTGTTCTATTGAAGAGTTTAAACAACATCTGGAATCACAATTTTATAAAGATCCTAGACTGAACTGGGAAGCCTATGGCCCCAAAGGATGGCATATTGACCACATAATTCCATGCGCCAGTTTTGACCTTTCTGATCCAGAACAGCAAAAAATTTGTTTTCACTATACTAATATGCAGCCATTGTGGTGGGATTTGAATATTGCTAAATCAGATAAGATCTTGTAGCGGTGTATATAGTATATAATAGCAGTCTTTAACATAGGAGATAAACTATTATGATTAAGCCCGGTTGGAAAAGTTCAGAATTTTGGTTTACAGTAGTTAGTTTTATTTTTAGCGGATTATATCTTATGGGTCTTATAGGTGAAAATTCTCAAAAAGAAGACCTAATTCAAGAAACTACAAGAGGTCTAGAAGCAACAATCCTTATTATTGGACAGCTAACTGTATTATTTAAATATGTAAAAGGAAGAACAGACCTAAAAAAGACTTGGTGGAGTACAGCCACTCCAGAAGAAAGAAAAGAAGCAAACAAAAAGAACGACAAACCAGCAACAGTAAGAAAAAAGAGAAAAACAAATGGAAAACCAAAACCTGCCAGTAAATGATCTTGGAAATTTAGTAGCTAAAGCTAAAGAAATACTTAAAAACGCCAAAGCAGTAGCAATGCCACAAGCATGGAACGTATTGCAATTGGCTACAGCCGAAGTAATTCAAAAGATAGAAGATAATAACCCCTCTCTTAAAGGGGTTGATAAAAAAACACTTGCTATGACTATGATTAGCAACTTTTATGATCAAGTTTTTACTTTAGTGAATTTTCCATTTGTGCCAAAACTTTTACAGCCTATTATACAGAAGTATGTCAAGCAATTGTTAATGCTTTTAGTAAGTTCTTCAATTGATGCTTTTGTCATTACTTTTAGGAATAATGGCATTTTCATTGATCCAAGTGTTGTAATTACTCCGGACGTAGATAAAACTCCATCAGTTTCAGATAAATAAGAGAGGCTAAAATGAATTTTACAGAAAGTTTCCAAGAGTTTAGTAGTAGATTGAGCACAATGGACTTGGCTCTATATGCTGGTGTTGGTATCGTACTATGGGTTATGTTTAAGGATAAGCTTAATCCAGTACAAAAGCTATTAGGTTCTATGATTGAAAAACTCAGAGGAGCAACAGACAATACTTCTCTCCCAGTAGTAAATGTTCCTGCTGTTTCTCCTGTTGTTGTTCCAAAGAAAACAGATTCAGAAGATACATTTTTTAAGCTAGTAGTTTCATGGAAGCAAACTCGTGATCTTGCTGTTCAGAGCGGATGTTCTGAAGCTGTTAAGGTAGCAGACCAGATGTTCCCATATTTAAGTCCCAATGTATGCAGTAAACAAAATGAGGATAAGGTATCATGAATCAAAAAAACGTACTACTAGTATTAGCTGGTCTATTAATTGTTGTTGGTTTGCTTAAGCCAGACTTTTCAAATATTCTTGGTCCAAACAAACCAGCAGTAGTTGATGTTTTAGAGCTACCAGAACCAACAGACCCAGCCGTCAAAAAAGAAGCAGATGATGTTGTTGTTCTTCTAAAAGAAGCAGGGGCTAAAAACGATGCTAAAAGACTTAGAGATCTTTACATTGATTTGGCAAAGCTTGTGGAGCTTGATGGAGAAGACGAAGTAGTTAAGAGTACTGAAGAAATTCGTCAAGCAAATAGCTTAGCTGGTGTGATGCTTAAACTAGACATAAAAGGCAAATATCCAGATTTAGCAAAAGAAGCTAAAGAAGTTGTTGTTGCAGCTATAGGCGATGATCATATTCTACTATCCAAAGAGCTACGAGTTAAAGCTGCAGAAGGTCTTAATGCTTTAGCTTGGGCTTGTAACATGGGATCAAAATAATGCCACGATATACTCCAAAAGAATTATATGACAATTATCGTAAGGGTTTTAGCGGTTGTTTATTTGAACAGCATGTGTTTGATCACTTAATGGAAACTTCCAAGTATCCATTATTTGGAGATGCTAGTAAAAAAATTAGTGGTAGTGGCAAAGGTAAGCTTTCAACACCATACAAAAGTGTGTTAAAGTTTGATAAACATCCTTATAATGAAAGACAAACTACTGGAGATTGTGTTAGTCACGGAACGCGAAATGCTTGTGATGTAACCCGAGCTGTAGAAATAGATATACATAATGAGAGAGAGGATTGGATAGCAAGGGGTGCAACAGAAGCTATCTATGGATATAGAGGGTTTAGTGGACAGGGTATGAGTTGTGCTAGAGCAGCTGAATTTGTTAGTAAGGTTGGTGGTCTTGTAGTGAGAAAGAATTATGGTTTTGTAGATTTCAGTAAATATAATGGTAATTTAGGGGCGGGCTGGGGCGGTAGAGGTCTTCCAGATAAAGTACTAGATCTCTCTAACGATCACCAGATCAAGACTGCTTCATTAATACGAACAGTAGAAGAAGCCCGTGATGCTTTAGCTAATGGTTATGGATTAGCTGTATGCTCTAATTATGGATTTAGCAATACTAGAGATAAAAAGGGATTTGCTAGAACATCTGGTAACTGGGGTCATTGTATGGCCTGGATAGCTTGTGATGATACTGGTAGTGAACCAGCTTTTCTCGTTCAAAATAGCTGGGGTAAATGGAATGATGGTGGACATCCAGAATGGGGTCCTATTCCAGAAGGGTCGTTTTTAATCCACGCTGATGTTGCTGCTGGAATGCTATCTGCTAATGGCTCTTATGCTTTTAGTGGTTTTGATGGCTTTCCTTTACAAAAACTACCGAGCTACGGATTCGAAGATTATCTATAAGAAAACTGACCGCCACAGGAGTAATAATACTATGGGGCGGATTTATCTACGACATAATCAAAGATTATATCCAGGATAGATTTTAGCAATCTCCTAAATTGGCCCAACAAGTTTCGAAGTCGCCGTAGCATATGCCATCAATATTGGCACACATAGCCTCTCCAAAATTGTCGCAGGTC